CCTTTAGCAGGTAGTGCTTTTAAAAAAGTTTATTACGATAACTTACTAGGTCGTCCAACTAGCCGTTTAGTTAAAGCCGAAGACTTAGTAGTTTCATACGAAACGACAGACCTTGAATCTTCCCCTAGATTTGTGCATGTAATTAGTATGACAGGCAATGATTTAAAAAAATCTCAGCTAAACGGCACCTATATTAACTTTGAAGTCAACGAACCTAGTGGTGATATAGAGAGTAATGAAGTAAAAGAGAAGATGGACGAGCTACAAGGCATGGCACCTTCTATAAATGACTACGATGAATACAATATTTTAGAGTTTCACGTTGATTTAGAGCTAGAAGGTATTGATGATTACGGTTTTGGTGTGCCTTATGTGGTGACTATCCTTGAAGATGAGTCTAAAATACTGTCAATTAGGCGTAATTGGGACGAAAATGACGAATTATTCCGTAAAAAAGAGTATTTTGTACACTATAAGTTCCTTCCAGGACTAGGTTTTTACGGTTTTGGGCTAATTCACATGATTGGAGGGCTCACTAAGTCAGCTACTTCTATATTACGTCAGTTAGTAGACGCTGGAACCCTTAGTAATCTACCCGCAGGCTTTAAAGCTAGAGGTATGAGAGTGCAAGGCGAGGATGAACCGCTACGTCCAGGTGAATTTAGAGATGTAGATGTGCCAGGAGGCGTAATACGTGACGCTTTAATGCCCTTACCTTATAAAGAACCGAGTAATGTACTAAGTCAGCTACTAGGTATACTAATAGACTCAGGTAGAAGGTTCGCTTCTATCGCAGATATGCAAGTTGGTGATATAGGTAGTCAACAATTACCCGTAGGTACTACAGTAGCCATGTTAGAGCGTGGTACTAAGGTGATGTCAGCTATACATAAGCGTTTACACTACGCACAAAAGAAAGAATTTAGGTTATTAGCGGGTATATTCAGTAAAAGTTTACCGCCAGTGTACCCTTACGATGTTCCAGGAGCTAGTAGAGAAATAAAAGCTATGGATTTTAACGATAAAATAGATATTATTCCCGTAAGTGACCCTAATATCTTTAGTATGGCTCAAAGAGTGATGTTAGCTCAACAAGAACTACAAATGGCACAAGCAGCACCCGATATACACGATTTACGTGAGGCTTATAAGCGTATGTACGAAGCTTTAGAGGTAAAAAACATAGAACTTATATTACCTCCACCAGCTGAAGTACCGCCACGTGACCCCATAAGTGAACAACAAGCAGCAATGACTAATCAACCTATAAAAGCCTTTGAGTTTCAAAACCACGAGGCGTATGTTCAAGCACACACAGCATTTTTACAAAATCCCATGATGGCACAGAATCAAGGTGCTATGATGATGATACAAGCTAACATACAAGAACACCAAGCTATGTTATACAAACAACAAATAGAACAAGCGATGGGTCAACCGTTACCTTCAATGGAAGAAGGACCTATGCCACCTGAAGTTATGAATCAAATAGCTAACTCTGCAGCTCAAGCTACTCAAATAGTTACTGGACAAGCACAAGCTTTAGCTAACGCACAACAGATGGATCAAACTGACCCTATAGTAAAATTAAAAGAACAAGAAATACAACAACGAGCTCAAAGCGATGCATTAAAAGCTGAAGTAGACGTTGAAAGAATAAAATCAAACGAAGCTATAGCTGAAATGAAAATAGCACAACAACGTGAAGCAGCAGAAATGAAAGAAGAAGGTAACGTTCGTAAAGAGTTTTATGATAGACTAAAAGAAGTAAGGGAATCTGACACATTAACTAAAGGAGAATAATATGCCAGGAAGAATGATTAAGAAAAACCGTGGAAAAATGGTTAAACTAAAAAGAGGCGGTTCTAAAATGAAAAAGAACCGTGGTAGGAAAAAAAGGAGATAAGCATGCCAGGGAATAGAGCAAGTATGATGCGCCAGTTATTGGGGCACGGTGGTGAGCCAGGAATGCCTGCAGGTAACGCTAACCGTAGAAGAGTTATGTGTATGGACATAGGTGGTAAAGTTGGTAAAATGATAAAAAATAAAAAGGTGAAAAAATGAAGGAAGTAAAATTAGAAAAAGCTAATAAAATTGATCTTTCTCAACCTGTTACCACAGGCGAAATACTAAATAAAAAAGTTTTCGGTATGGGTAAAGGTACAGCTAAAGGCGGAGGAGCAGCCACTAAAGGTTTAAGCTATAATCTTTGCCCTAGCGGTAAAGAGTAAGTGACTAGACGTAAGTTTCCTAAGGTGGCTAAAAGTAAAAAAGGCGTACCTCAGGCTTATTTACAAGGTGCTAAAAACCCTAGTGCTAGAGAAAGAGAAATACTACGTACCCGTAAAAAGTATTTATCGGGTAAAATGACTAGTAAAGACTTTGAAGCGGTAGAACGCTCAAGGGCTAAAGATAGGAGAAAATAAATGGCGACGCCAGCATGTGTAAAAAAATATGCTAAAAGTAGCGGTAAGTCTACTTCTACTTTAAACAAAGTTTATAAAAGAGGTCAGGGAGCCTACTTTAGTTCTGGTTCAAGACCTGGACAAAGTTCACACTCTTGGGGTTGTGGTAGAGTTAGAAGTTTTGCTACGGGTAAAGGCGGAGCACGTAAAGCAGACGCTGACCTTTTAGGTAAAAAGAAAAAGAAAGTTAAAAAATCTACGGGAGGTGGAGTCATGAATGATAGTCAAGAACGTAAGTTAAAGAATAGTGGTAAAGCTGATTTAAATAGAGACGGTAGATTATCATCATACGAAAAAGCTAGAGGTCTAGCTATTGAAAAAGCTATAGCTAAGGATAGCAAAACTCCAGTTAAAAAGAATATAGGCGGAGCCATAGCCAGAGGTTGTGGTCAAGTACAAGAAAACAGACGTAAAAAAACTAAATATTTCTAATGGCTAAATATCAAGGTAAAACAGTAACATTAAATAAACCTAGAGCCTTACGTAAGGGTGAGCCAGGATACGGTAAAAAACGTAAAGTAGTTTTTGTGGGTAAGTGTAGTAGTGACGGTAACCGAGTTAAACGTATAACTTTTGGTGACGCTAAACTAGGCATGCATAAAAACAATAAAGCTAGAAAAAAATCATACTGTGCACGTAGTGGCGGTATAAAGAGCGATAGATGTAGTGCTAATTATTGGGCACGTAGAGACTGGAACTGTTAATTGAATACAACTTATTATTACAACTGCACACTAGTTAGAGTTATAGACGGAGATACTATAGACGTAGATATTGATCTAGGGTTTAGTACCACCTTAACTAAACAACGTGTAAGGTTAGCTGGTATTGACACTCCAGAAAGTAGAACACGTAATTTAGCAGAAAAAGCTTTAGGTTTAAAAGCTAAAGAACGTTTAATAGAACTGTGTGGTGCTAAACTACAACTTAAATCTTTAGGTAAGGGCAAGTACGGTAGAATAATAGGCATACCTCACACCGTTGATGGTGATGATATTTGCCAGATATTAGTAAAAGAAGGGCACGCAGTAGAATATTGGGGTGGAACTAAAACTAAAGTTTGGGCATAATGGATAAATTATTAAAGTTACTAGAAGAGCGTCAAGAACAATTAAAAGATTCTTTAGCTAGTGGTGGTATACAAAATTTTGAAAGTTACCAAAAAATCGTAGGCGAACTAACAGGTCTGTCGTTTGCGATACATACTATAAGAGACCTGCATAAGGAAAACGATTATGACTAAAAAAGTCGCATCATTCGGTAAAGGCGGTGAGCCTATACCTAATAGAGTAGAAAGGTTTAATGAATCTTTAGGAGCTACAGTAGAAGAAGAAACCTTCACCCCTGAAAATATTCACGACAATGAGGAGATGTTTAAAAAACTCCCTAAACCAACAGGTTATAGAATGCTAATCTTACCTTTTAGCCGTTTAGCTAAAACTAAGGGTGGTATTTATTTAGCAAACGAAACATTAGAGAAAGAACGTATTTCTACTAATGTTGGGTTTGTGGTGTCACTTGGTCCTGACGCTTATAAAGATACTAATAAGTTCCCTGAGGGAGCTTGGTGTAAAGAAAGGGACTGGGTGATATTTGGCAGGTACGCAGGAGCTAGACTCAAAATTGAGGGTGGTGAACTGCGTTTATTAAACGATGATGAAATATTAGCTGTTATTGATAATCCTGAAGATATTCAATCAGCTTAATATAAATCACGCACTTTAAGGAGATAATCATGGCAGAAGAAGCTATGCAACAAGAGAATGAAGCTGTAGAAGTTGATTTAGAACCGCAAGAAACTGAAGAAACTGAAGAGCAGTTAGAAGTAGAACAAGTAGAAGAAGAAACAAATAATCAAGAAACAGACGAAAAAGAACACAGCGAAGAGGTTGATGACTATAGTGAGGGCGTTAAAAAACGTATAAATAAGCTTACTTATAAAGTTAAAGAAGCTGAAAGAAGGGAAAGTGCAGCACTACAGTAC